CACCTATTGAAATACTTGGGTCTAAAACCCAAGGAGGTGGATCTTTTTCTTTCACGTCGCATAAGCGAAATAGAAAGAACTGAAGAAGAATTGAAGGCTTTAGTCGACAACCTTCTTCTATTCGACGTCGACTGTTTTAAACAGACGACGGAGAATAAAAAGTTTTTAATTCACATGCTTAGGCAAGTGATTAAAACTTCGACCTATTCGGTCGATACAGTTACCAAACAGTATAAACAGTTTGCTAACTATATCTGGATGGAAAAGACTAAGTCTGAAACCATCGAGAAACCAGTGATCGGAAGATATAATATCTTCCGACCACTAGTAATACATCCTTGTGTTAAACGCTTGGATGTATCAGACGGGAATCAGCGAGGATTATCCTCGTTGGCTCACCTAATTACTACTCGAAACTTTGTTTCGGGTGGTAAGAAAGTAATGCTCGAAGCTCTTAAGAAATTCGAGTCTACTACATCTGTTGAATTTAATTCAACAGATTACGTCCACCCGCACCTTTCAGGGTTTTCGGTTGGACGGAAAGTCAAGAAATGGATTAAATCCTTTCCGGACTCAGCTGCCCATGTGAGTTTAAACTCAGCAGGCAGTTTCGATTCCCCATCTAAAGATGGAGGTCGATTTATCGAGATCAATAATGATTTACGATTAATTCTCAACCATATCCCTAAGGAAGATGGTGAGATTAGCCTCCCCCTTGGCTTTAAGGCAAAGGAGTTGGCTGGCGTGCAACGTTGGAAAACGTGGGCACGCGAAACACCAATTACAGCAGAAGCTGAATTTGGTGCTAAGATCGAGAAACTGGAGGACCTCTATGAGGAAATCCGGTTCTGGGGTCTTGACGAACATCTAGGGCATCAGCTCTATATGGTCGGACTCTATGTAGCCTACATAAGTGGATACATAGATATGGAGGGAAATGTGCTTCAGCCCATTCCCGCCAGAACTCTTACTGTTCCAGAACCTGGAGGTAAGAGCAGAGTGGTCACAACCTCCTTATGGTGGGTGATCATTCTTCAGCAACCCGGTGGGCATATGCTCAAAGAGTTGCTTAAACTTCATCCCTCGGCTGAGTCGGGGATGGAGCGTACGGATCAAGCATGGAATTATATTCCGTTGATTCGTAAAGTAATTGATGAGGACTTAAGCCCCTATCAATTACTATCATCTGACCTCGAAGAGGCAACAGATGCATTAGATCCTCGTGTGGTCTATGACCAAGTCACGGGATTTATGGGAGGGATTGGATCTTCAGATCCACTCATCTCTCTAGGTCTGAAACTAGTAACTAGTCAAAGACTTATCTTTACTGAAGGTTCAACCTTCATAAAGAAAAGAGGAATCCTCATGGGAGAACCCATGACGAAAGCTCTTCTTTGCCTCTATAACTTATGTGTAGAGGAAAAGGCAATTCGTGAATACCTCTTTAGAGATATTCATGAATTTCCAGACCGACCAGACCTTTGGTCTGAATCGGAATGGTATAGTAAACCCGTCCAAGTTACTTGGCGGGCCTACCATGTGGGAGGTGATGATCACCTCGCACTTGGACCCCCTGATTATCTTAAGAAAATCACGGAGACCCATATTGCCTGGGGATCTAAGATCTCTAAGACAAAACATGCA